TCGTGGGAATGAATCAGTTCCGCAACGATTTAATTATGAAGATACTTGACGCGCTCCCTGGAATTATTGAGGGCTTTACAAAAATGCTTCCTGGCATTATCGCGTTTATAACTGGGACAATGATTCCGATGTTGCTTGCTTCGTTTGCGATGATTCTCAAAGAACTAATTAGTGTACTTGGCGAAGTGCTGCCGATGCTAGTTGAATCGCTTGCCGAAATGATTCCAGCAATTATTCAGTCACTAGCCGATTTGATTCCAGTAATTGTTGAAACAATTCTCGGATTTATCCCCATACTTCTTGACACAGCGATAACCTTCTTTGGCTCACTTATTGAGGCAGTCTCAATAATAATTCCTGACGTAATTAATACTGTTGTTGAGCTACTGCCTCAGCTTATAGATACGGTCTTAGCGATGTTGCCAGAGTTCATTGACTCGGCGCTTGAGTTATTTAACGGATTGCTTACGGCACTTATTGAGACAATCCCTATTCTTCTATCGGCAATCATTGCGGCACTGCCTGACATCCTTGTCACGATAATTGGGATGCTGCCCGAATTACTTCAAGCAGCCATTGAATTGTTTATGGGTCTTGTAACCGCAGTGGTTGACATCCTGCCAGAGCTGCTAGTCGCCATCGTAAAACTTCTTCCAGAGATAACGGCCGCTGTTGTTGGCATGATTCCTGAGCTACTCGTAGCGGCTATTGATCTGTTCCTAGCATTAGTAAGCGCAATAATAGAAGCAACGCCGGCAATCCTAAAAGCAATTATTGAGCTAGTGCCTGAAATCGTAGGCGCACTAATCAGCGCAATGCCACAAATGGTATCGGCAGGGTTTGAGTTGCTTACTGGTTTGGCTAAGGGAATCTACGACAACCTGCCAAGGATTGCCAGCAACATAGCGAGCAGCATCGGCAGCTCAATCACTAACTCGGTCAAGGACTTCTTTGGGATTGAATCACCATCCAAGCTATTCGCTGGAATCGGTGGCGACTTAGCGGCTGGACTTGAGCAGGGCATACAAGACTCTAAAGACCTCGCTGTCGGCGCATCCCTAGAGATGGCAAGCGAAGTGAAGTTTGCATCCGACTCAGCCTTTGACGGCGTATCAGCCGGCGCAATGTTTACGCCCTCATTTGGCAACACAAGCAACAAGCAAAAGAGTGCAGGCAGTAACATCAACATCACAATCAACGCAGGCATCGGTTCTGATCCAGTCTCAATCGGTCGAGGTGTCGTTGACGCAATCAAGCGATACGAGTCAGTATCGGGCAAAGTCTTTGTCAGCGCATGACAGTCAAGATAGAACTAGGGTTCACCGCTGATGGGGCAGGCGCTCCCTTCCTGACGCTTGACGACCCTACTCTTGGCCGCTTAGATACCGCTGGCATCTACCTTGGCGGTGGTGAAGTCTTTGTTGATGTAAGCGAATACTTCCAGGCTTACGATGTTTCTCGCGGTGCATCGCGCGAGCTTGAGCGTTACCAGGCTGGGCAGGTATCAGTTCAACTTGATAACAACGCTAGGGTATTTGACCCTACTTTCACGACTAGCCCATACTTCGGGCAAATCGTACCGAAGCGCAATGTAAGAGTCACACACAACGAAGTCGTGCAATTCTTCGGAGTGGTTGAAGATTGGAACTTGAGCTATAGCCCAAGCGGAAACGCAGTGGCAGTTCTTCAGGCGTTTGATTCGTTTAGCTACCTAGCCAACCTGTTTGTCACTGACGTTAGCTTTGCCGAGCAATCGGTAGTGGATAGACTAAACGCTTTCCTTGGCGAAATAAGCTGGTCGGAAACAGCAAGACAGATTTCGGGCAGCGGGGCAACTTTGGCGGCTGAAACAATAGACGAGCAGACGGGCGTTCTTGAATACCTTACTAAGGTGGCACAGTCAGACCCAGGTGATTTACTCATTGCCAAAAACGGTGACATAAAATATTCCGGTCGAAACACACCAGCTTTGAGCGATGGTTTAGTGTTTAGCGATAGCGGTGTCGGCGTTCCTTACAAAACTATCGCCGCAGTCTTTGGATCAGAACTGCTATTTAATCAAGCCATCGTGAGCAACGCAGTAGGCGCGGAGTCTGCAACTAACGCAACCTCAGTGCAGAGCTACGGCAAAAGGGAATTGCAACGCCCTACATTTCTAAGCAACACAACACAGATGCAAGAGTTAGCTGATTTCTTTGTGAACAAATACGGCGAGCCAGAGTTCAGGTTTGAAGCGATAACGGTTGACCTGAGTTCGGTGGACTCCGACACAAAGGCAGAGCTGATGGTTATGGAGCTAGCCGATGTTGTAAAGGTTGAGTTCACACCTAGCGGCATTTCACCGGCAATTGAAAGATACGGCAAGGTAATCGGGATAAAGCAAAACATAAACCCCTCAAGCGAGGAAATAGAAATCCGGCTCGAGACTACGGTGGGTGCGCTCATGGTCTTGGATGGCTCGGTGTTTGGTACACTAGACGAAGGTAACTTACTGGGATGGTAGACAATGGCTTATAGAGATTTCACAGTTGGGCAAGTCCTAACATCGCAACAGGTTGACGAGTTCCTTATGCGGCAGACCGTTATGGTCTTTGCAGACTCAGCCGCTCGATCAACAGCCTTAGCTGGCGTATTAGTTCAAGGAATGCTGACCTATCTTGAGGACACTTCTACTTACGAAACTTGGACAGGCGCGGCTTGGGCTAACATTTCTAACCCCGGTGACATTACAGCGGTCACAGCAGGCACAGGGCTAACGGGCGGCGGCACTACAGGCGATGTAACTCTAAACGTAGATACTGCTCAGTTCATAACTTCCGACACAGTAACAACAGCACAAGACCTAATAGTTGCAGACGGCGCTAGTTCGGTAACTCGCTTAGGCGTAGGCACAGACGATCAGGTTCTTAGTGTTGTTGCCGGGGAAGTAGCCTGGGCAGATGCTTCGGGCGGCGGCGGTGGTGGTTTTAATACTTCTGAAATAATTACCGCTTCTGATGCCTCATTTAGTGTTTCTGCAATTTCAGGATTTGCAAGATTTACCGTAATTGCAGCAGGCGGCGGCGGTGGATCTCGAAGTGCAGGTAGTAGCGGAGAAGGTGGTACAGGAGGAAACAGTTCTGTTTACGATGGAGTTACTACAATCACAGCCACAGGAGGATTTGGAGGACTTAATAATGGTAACGAAAAGGATAGAAACATTGCTTATGCCTCGGATAATGGAGGGTTTGCGCATGACGTCGATCCTGATGGTGATGGTTCTGGCGGTGAAATAAAAGTAGGTTATTTAGATTTGACTTCCGTATCAACCATAAACGTAACAATTGGGAGCGGTGGTAACGGACCTTCTGGTGCAAGTAATGGATTTAGGGGAGAAGTTGTAATGGAGTATACAGCATGAGAAATTTAGCAATTATTGAAAAAGGTATTGTAAAGAACATCATAGTCATTTCTGATGGAGAAAAAGGAGACACAGAAATTGGCGCTAGAAGTGGTGTTGAAATTACAGGGCTTAATGTCAAAATCGGTTGGTCTTATGACGGTAAAGAATTTATTGAACCTGAATTAACTGAACGACAATTGCAGTCCAATGCCCAAGAAAAAGCTAAAGAAGCAGCTAGGCAATCAGGACTAGATAAGCTTGAAGCTTTAGGCTTGACTCCTGAAGAAATATTAGCAATTACAGGCGCATAATGTCTGAGCAGATACCGAGAAGCAACACACAGCAGCAGTTACTACTAAAGCTAGTAGGCTAGTAATGGCAGAAGAAGGCACGTCTGTACGCATTACTAACGTTCAAGTTTATGAAAAGCTTATGGAAGTTAATGAGAACCAAATCGAGATGTTTGCCGAGCTGCGTGGCTTGAAGTATCTGCCTAGCAAAGTAGCCGACATGGAAAACCGTTTATCTAAGGTTGAGCTTATTGCTCGACTTGTCTACAGCGTGTACGGCGCAACGCTTGGAGCGGTAGCGGTCGCGTTAGTGAGCCTTCTTCGTGTTTAACCTTTTCTGAGGTTACAAATTGCGTGAGATGGCTTGACGTTATCAAGAGTGTGGCTTCCTCCGTCAACTACCCTAATTACGTGGTCTAAGTGCAAACCGAGTTCCCAACCTTTTTTAGCAGTCCATCTAGGCGCATCTAAATCTATTTCCTTGCTGCACAGGTGACATACTGAACCATAACGGCTGATAACGTCACTGATAGAAAATTGCTTCCTTAGAATTTTGGATTCTCTTTCCAGCCTTTTTAGCCTAGAGCGCCGAAACTTTTGTGGGTTTTTTGCGTAGGCAAGTTTGAACTGGTAAGCAATCTTTTCTTTATTTTGGTTGTAAAACCGTCTCTTAGACTCTTTAGACTTTTCTAGATTTTCAGTCCTCCACTTGTTTGACCTATCTCTGTTTGCTTGAGCGTTTTCCTTAGCATAAATAGCAGACCTAGTTCGGCCACAATCAGAGCAGTCAGGGCGTAGACCGTCCGCACTCCGACTGTTTCGATAAAAATGAGAGTTGTCTCTTGGTTTGGTTTGACCACACTTAGTGCAGGTCTTAGAATGGGTCATGTTGGACTCCTTTTGGTCTGACCGTGCCTCGGGGTGGTTGACGCCATCGCCGAGGTTTTTATCTTATCATCGTTTGATAGACTTAGGTAATGAGTAAACGAATTGCGGATTGGCGCTTACCATACGCAGCCAAATACATAACATCGCACTACGGCGAAATGTCGGAGTATCGTAAGTCAAATGGTATGCAGTCACATTCTGGTACAGACTTTGCTAGGCCACGTGGAACCCGGATTCCGGCAATAGCAAAAGGAACTATTCGGTTGATACAATTTTCTGAAGTCCTTGGGTGGGTAATTGTACAAACCGCAATGGACAAGGACGGTGTTATCTGGTGGCTCGGTTACTGCCACATGGATTCTAAGCCAGGCTACCGAGTCGGGCAGAAACTCCGGAAGGGGCAGACTGTAGGACTGCTTGGCAACACAGGGCAATCGTCAGGCCCTCACGTCCACGTCACAGCCTCGAGAACGCTCAAGGGTGTGTTCGGTGTCACCTCAGACAAGGTTGACGTTTACAAGCTAATACTGGCAAACCTTAAGCGACCGGCAAGAGAGGTTTGCGAATGTTGCAAAAGACCCTTGTGAAAATGTTTGACGGAGTGTTCTTTCTAAAGGACGAGCCTGAGTCTGCAACCGGTGCAAGCTGGAAGTTCCGTCGGAAGCTAATCTTCGGATCGTATCGACTCGGCTTTGCGATGATAATCTTCGGTGCTGTGACGTTCCTAGTAGACCAGTGGGGAGTCGGGGTCACTTTGATAACAGGCGGCGTATCGCTTATCTCAATAATCACAACCGCGTACACTGTAAGTGCATCGTGGCAAGACGGAAAAAACAATCAAGATTGGACTAACGGAGATGTTTAACTTAGCTTTTTGGAACTTCGCAGGTGAACGAGCAATAAAGACATTCGCTCAAGCAGGACTAGCTTTCTTAGGTGGTGGCACTGTCGGGTTGTTCTCAGCCGATTGGGTTGGGTTCTTCAGCATCTCGCTGGGGTCGGCGCTGTTGTCAATACTTACTTCGATTGTGACCAAGAAGTAGACTTCCGCAACCTAGCTCGCTGACGCGAGTTCATTCCACCCCAGATGCCATGCTGCTCATTATTTATGAGCGCGTACTGAAGGCACAACATCATTACCGGGCAAACCTTGCAAAGCCTTATCGCTGGGTGCAGGTTTGGGTTGGGCGAACCACCCTCTGGGAACCAAGCGTCTGGATCGGATGTTTGACACGCTGGCGCTTGAGTTGCGCGGATGCCTTCGGCTAAAGCTGTTAGTGCTTGCTCTGAGTTCATGATTGAAAGAGTAGTCAAGCTAGTCGGCTATTGCAAGTTCACAATGATTGCTAGAATAAAACCATTAACACCGCACTGTCTCTTGGAATCTCAAGAGGTGGTGCGGTTGTCTTTAACTAG